AACAAACCTACCAGAAGTATATTTTTCTCCTCTAGTAGTTTTATCTTCAATAATTCTTCTTAATTGTTCTCCAGCTTGTTCTAATCCTTTCCTAGTAACACGAGGAAATCTTTTTAAAAATCTATTAAATTTCTTTTGTATCTTTTTTGTATTAGTAGAGAAGTGAACCGATAAAGCCATTATCTAATTAGTCTTCCTGTACCATGTAAGTTTTCTCTTTCAGCAACACTAATAGTACCACTATCATCTGAATCATATTCTACTCCATCTTCAAGTATTTTTTGAAACTCAATGTTGTATTGGCTATTATAAAATTCAATCATTCTTTCAAATCTATCTTTGTCAGCTTCAGGTCTAAATTTTGTTAATGCTGGAAAAAAGAATTTACCTAAAAATAAATAAACACCAGCTCTAGTAAATTGATCTAAATTAACTCTAGTGTTGTCTAACTCTACTGTATTTAAAACTGTTATATCTGTAAAAACATTTGACTTATATGTTTGCCACCATCTTATTCTTAACTCTCTTAAAATATCATCTGTTGTTAATCCTAACCATGTAGTAACTTTTGCATCGTTAGAAGCTATACCAAAATCAAAAGCATCTGGTTGATATGTTTGAACATTTGCTACTGTAATAACATCTGCACCTGTAAAATTTGCCATAATAATATTCCTTTAATTGATTGATGGGGGATTGCTCCCCCACCAAAAGTTGCATTAATTAAAATGCCATATCAGTTATCACTTGACATCCAAAGTCATCTTTAACGATCCCTGTACCGTAAGTTACTGAACCTACGATTTCAGTTGCTCTTAAAGATGCATCTCTTTGAGTCTCGATTTTGAAATCAGATTTCATAGCAAGACCTAATGATTGAGGATGGAATACACCACCTACTGCATCATCGCCACCAAAAGATGTAATGTTTGCATTTTCATAAAGATCGATGCCAAATACTGTTCCAGCATAACCACTTCTTAGAATTTGCTCTTGAGATTGTCCTAAAGCATTTGCACCAGTTGAGTAACCAGCCGCTGTTAGAGTTTTCTTCAAGTTAAACATTGCTTTTGGAGAGAACACACCATAGTAAGGTCTAGGGATATTCAATGTTCTTAAAGTTGCTTCAGCTTGTAATAACAGATCAGCAGTTAATTCAACACCAGCTCCTCCTAAGTCATTTCCACCAGCAAAGTCTGAAAATAGAGCTGATAAATCTGCATCTACTTTTTTTGCAATCGCTTCACCGAAAAGTTTTCCGATGTCAGCCGCCACATCTCTTGAAGCAGTATCTCTACCTAAATCAGTTAATGTAGTCATAACTCCAACTTCAGAAGCAGTTATAGTTGCTTCAGTTGGGTTGATTGCTGTATTTGATAAATCAGTTGCTTCAGCTACTGCCGCCGCACTGATAGTTGGATATACAGGAACTGCAATTTGTTTGCCTTGTCCTGTTATATTATAAGTCGTTACCAAAGGTCTCATAACAGAAGTTTCTTGGAAGTTAAAAATAGCTTCTTGAATAATTTCTGTGTACAGTTCCGATAGCGTTGACGATGTTGTTTCGTTAGCCATATTATTACCTATTAATTGTTAATTGTTAATTTAGGATTTAATTTAAACCCACTTCTAGTCTTACGCATTTCTGCATAAACTTTTCTATCAGCAGGATTATTCAAATCCAAGTCGCCTATTGATTTGGGTTGTAGGCTATTACCACCGATACTGCTCTGGCTTCCTGCTCCAGACAAAGACCCTTGACGGAAATGTGGGTTAGTATCTAAAAACTCCTTTACTCTATCTTCTACAGTTAAAGGTTGTCCTTTTTCGTTATATCTGATGTTTCGGTTATTATCAAGTACTTCTACTCTACCATCATCAGCTAATTGTAACTCAGATTTTAAAAGAGATACTATTTGTTCAGGAACGACAGCTTTGTTTGTAGATGCTACAGCAAGAATCTGTTTATCAATCTTCTCAGCTACCATTTCATTTTTAATTGTTTGGATTTCCTGTTCCTTTTCAGATAATCGTTCTTGCATTATCTTTTCAAGGTCTTGTTTAGTTTTAGCTTCTTTTAATTGTTCTTGTTTAACAAGTTCAGCTTTTTGGTTTTCTTCTTCTTGTATTTTCTTCTCATATTTTCTTCTCTCAGCCATAACTCTAGATTCAATTATACTATTCAATTGATCTTGTGTAAAAGTTTTTTGTTCTTGTGTTTGTTGAGAAACTTCATTTGTATTAGTTTCTGTATTTTCATTTGTAGGTTCTGCTACGTTTGTTTCTTCTGACATATTACTCCTTATTCAGTTATTATTGTTCCGCTTTCGTCATACCAATCAGGGTTAACGAAGCTCCATTGATGACGACAATTGTATCCACCACGAACTAATAGTGGATCTCCTGACTTCTTGCCTTTCCAAGACTTAGATGCCCAAAGTTGTTTGACTTCATCAATCGTAAATAGTCCTCCATTTCGTATATCATATTCCCCACTTCTTACAAGCCTACAATGATCTCTAGTTGTAGGGATAATATTACCAAAATACTTACACATTGTTAATCCTGCTTCTACTGACTTATGTAAATTAAGAGTTGCATCAAATTCTCTAAGACCATCATTTAAGATTTGGCCAGCATATCGTTTCATGTTTTCGCCTGACCTTGTTGTTGCATACTTAGATTGTAATGTTTGAATATTTTTATTTAATTTTGATCTAATTGTTATTCTTTCTGGTCCTGTAAGTCTTCTAACTCTAACTTCATCTTTTTTAATTTGATTAATTAGTTTTTGTACTTCTGTATCATTAGCAGTTGCATAGATACCATTTATTGTTTGTCTTAGTTCTGTTTGTAGTTCAGTAAAGTTAGTTCCAACTAATGTACTTTGATATATTTTATCTGAGATTGTTCTTGTAAATGTATTTGCTACATCTTTGAATTGACTAAAGGTTTGTCTTTTAAGATTTGTTATAACAGATAAGTCAGAATCAGTTAGTTGTTGGAACTCAACAGGAATCCTACCAATAGTCTTAAATGCTCTTTCAATTCTTTTTGCTTGTTTAGAATATCCCTCTCGAACAACTGTATCTGACCAAGCTAAATATTCTCTTTCTAAAATTTCTCTAATGATAGGTCTTGATGCTATTGCTGACTTTAATTCAAATAGCTTACCCTCTTTCAAAGGAAGTGTTCCAACATAAGCCATTACTTCTTTTTCTATTTTATCTAATGCTCTAATCAAATCTTCATAGTATCTAGCTTCAGCTAACTCAATTTGAGAGATTCTATAATTTGTCATTTGTTCAACAATATCGGACATGAAAGTTAAATATCATTAAAAGACAAAAAAACCAAGCAACAGATAAAATTAATTTTTTTTTGATTGGTAACAGTTACTCATTTTTTACAAATTGGAACAAATCGATTAGAACCTACAGGATGTGTAAAACCGAATGTTGTATAATGGAGAATGAAAAAAAAATGGAGAGTAAAAAATGATCATGTCTAAAAAGTATTGGGATGAACTTTTAGAGAAGTCTAAGAATGAAAAGTTAGAACCTTTAGAAGTTGTACCAATTGAAGAACAAAACAAACAAGCTAAAGAATTAGAAAAAGAAGACAAACTATTACTTTGGCAAATGAAATATCAACAAGGAGTTAAATATGAATAAGAAACAAGAAGAAATACTAAACGAAGCTATGGCAAGAGGAATAGAGTTAGAGAAATCTAAATACGATGATTGGGATGATGATAAACATTTAATCAAAGTAACTGTTTCGACTGTTGGAGATCATTTAAAATTATATTTTGTTAGAGAAAACAAGAAATAACCACTAACTATGCTCTGTATTAATTGTTGATCCTAAAAATGGAATATACGAGGGTAAGGTATATGAAAAAAACAACAATAGGAGATATAATGTACTACAACATATACACTAAGAAAGAGTTCTCAGGAAAGAATCTTGAGAAGTTACAATCTACAAATCTACAAGGTGGATTTTGTACTTTTAACCAAGCTAGAAAATTAGGTGGTAAAGTAATCAAAGGAAGTAAAGCAGTTACTAAACTTTCTAGAATGGTTATGGATGGAAAGGAAATGGAGTTTAGAAGTTATCCTGTATTCCATATTTCTCAAATTGAATTTAACAAGGAGGTTAAATAATGAGTAATTTTTTATTTAAAAAAGCATATCTTTGTAATGAACCTTTCAAACATATAGCTTACCTTGTTCATACTAAGAATGAGAAGTTCTTTAAAGTTACAGATAATCAAAAAGGAAATATTGAAGTTTATAAATATAAAGATGGAACTTTAGATATTGAATATGCTGTTTGGGGTCAAAACTTTAAAAATACTAATCAAGCATTTAAGTATCTTAGAAAGGAGGTAAAATAATGAACTTTATAGCTTTACAACCTATTGGATCTTCTAATGTTCAGTTAATAAATCTTAATCATGTATCTAATATTATTTTAGGTACTAAAAATGAAGACATAGCAATAGTTAAGTTTTCTGATGGACAAAGAGATATTGAAGTTAAAAAATCTGTAATTGTTAAACAGATTCCATTTATATCTTTAGATAATTAAAAAACTTTTGGGGTTACTGTATAGGTTCTGCAGTAACCTCATCCTCTTGTTCTACTTCATCCTGAGTAAATTCTCCAACTTCAGCTTTAGCATCAATCTCATCAAAGATAGTTCCTAACTTCTCATCATCATCTACTATTGATCTAGCTATCTCTTTGTCAATTTCTTTGTTAAGAGTTGGAGATCCTACATTGATTGCTTTTGCTTGTTGATAGAACATAAGATCAGATGCGTAGTCTCTAATGTTGAATGAATCAGGATAATTTATTTCGCCATCAAACTCTTTGCCTTGAAACTCAGCAAACATTTTAAATATTTGTTCTTCTGCTAATTGTAAGTGATCTGCTTTTTCAGATAGTCTAGCATTCAATAATTCAAATTCTGTTTGTAAAGCTATTCCTGATGCTATTTGTTGTTTAGTAGTTCTTACTGCTCCAACATGACTAATTCTATTGATTGCATCTACTTTAGTTGAAATAGAATCCATGATCGCTTGTAAGTTCTGACCACTAGGTTGTAATAGATAAGGTTTTAAGTTTGGTTCCATTTCTTCAGGAATTTCAATTATAGCACCAGCTCCAGCTGAAGCATTTACACCTGGAGTCTTAACTAGTGAGGGGTGGTTAGTTAATCTAACAAGTTGTTCGATTTCAGAATATTCATTGTAAATAGATTTTTGAAGATCAGCAATATCAGTAAGATCGCTCATGCCAATTCCTCTTTTGTGAGATTTAGAATTGAATAAAATAACTGCTGGTATTTTGCCCAAGCGATTAGGTACAGTATCTATTGTTTGAGGGTCATCATATTCACTTTTCACATACACAGTTTCAATTCTATCTGTGTACCATAACCTAAAGTAAGTTCCACCCTCACTATCAACTTCTTCTCGAATTTTCATGTAATTTAAAACATATCGTCCATTAACTTGTCTTTCATAATTCCAATCAAAAACATTTTCAGGAGTAACTATTGAAACATAAGGTCTAACTTCTGCATCAAGTTCTTGTGCCATAGTTTGAGTTGTAAAGTTTGGCTTATCTAACATCATAAAACAATGACCATAAATAGATGCATAGTTTTGAGCTTGTGCAATAACTGTATTGAAAGAGTTACCATCTAAGTCAGCATCTTTTAAGAATAATTCTAACATAGGGTCATTATCTAAGTTACCAAAGTCTCTACTTGGTTTAACTCTAAACAAAAAAGATGAATAAATTTGAACTATATTTTTACAATGATTGTCTAATGCAGTATTGCCTAACCTTTTTGCATATTCATTATCAAGTTCTAAATTATATCTATGTAAATATTGTCCAGCACTATAATCAAATCCACCATTGTATGATCTGATGTAAAACTCCCATTTATTTACTGATTCTTCATAGTCCTTATGAACTGATATAATTTTGTCTGAGTTTGCCATATTATTTCATTGTCCATCTTGCTGGATTAGAATTTGGTGTTTGAACAACTAGAGGCTTAATGTAATCAATCATGTATCCTAAAGCGTCGTTCATATGGTCAAATCCGTCTTCCTTGTTAGGAATGTTTGTATCTTCCTTGTATGTTTGTCTTTGTAACCCTTTTATCAAAGTTTTGCAAGATTTACTAACAAAAATGTATCTATTGCCTTGTGAATCTTTAAGTTTGGAATTGACAGCATTAATTCTATCTCTAACAGCTGGGTGCTTATGTTTTACTTTAACTTGGAAACCAGCATTTTGTAATATACTTAAATCAGTTCTTCCTCCAGCAGAAGTCTTTCTTTGCCTTGAAGCTGGGTCAGGATAAATAAAAATAGGCATTCTAGTTCCATATCTATTTCTAATTTCTTCACACATCTCATCTGTATTACTTCCATAAATTATAACTTCATCTACAATATAAATTCTGTCTTTTTCTATTTGAGAAACACAAGCTGACATCGGCGATACGTTAAAGTCCATTCCAATGTGTAATGATTTTGTCCAATCAATAGATTTTTCTATAACAGATTCAACAGGATGAAAGTTATAATAGATACTTCCAGCATAGTTTTCAAATGTACCCTCAAATTCTTGTCTAAATGTTCTTTGATCTAAGTCTAGTCTTGCTTGTTGGATTTCATCTTCGCTAACCATTCCACCCTCTAATGTAGTGAATTGAAAGCTATCCCATTCCTTATCTTGCTTACCTTTTAGATACATCTCATAAGTCCAATTACCATATCCTTTTGGAGTACCACACATAAGAACATGACCCATCGTATCTGCTATACTTGCTCTAAGTACTTCAAACCAAGTTTTTTTATCTATGTCAGCAAATTCGTCTAAAATTAAAAAGTCTAAGCCCGTTCCACGAAGTGAATCATAATTGTCAGCCCCTTTAAGAGATATTTTACTATGAGATTTTTTAACTGTAATAGTCATAGTAGTTTCATTAATGTCTTCAATCCAATTAAATTGATTTAACATTTCTTTTAAACTAGACCATGCTATTTCTTTGGCCATCTTAAATGTAGGTGCAACATACCAAATTTTCTTATTTGGTTGTGACGCATACTTCATCATTTCAGTAATACATAAATAAGTTTTACCAAATCTACGACCTGATATTAAAACTCTAAACCTACTACTATTTGATGATACTTTAAGCTGGGGTTTTGTCAGAGTGATTTTCATTACAAAAGTAAGATATGTATAATTTGTCTTCCTCGAATTTTTCTTTGTATTGGTTTGTTGTTTTAATTGTTACCATAGCACCAGCTTTAGTGCAATCTGTCCATGTGTTAAACTTTACAGGATGAACAGCCGGTGTGTTACAGAATCCTGTTATTGCAGAGCAGATAGTATAAGCTAAAACAAATTTCATTCTTTGGATACTATCTTTTTTATAGACTTACTGCCATCAATATTTTCTTCTAATTCAGCTTTTACTTTGCCACACTTATATTCGATATTACTGTTAGCATTTCTTTCAGCTTCTCTTTTACCCTTTAAACAATCTGACATCTTATCTTGGATTCTATGTTCTTGTAACTCTCCAGCCACAAACATACAAAGTGCAACTACTGAACTAATGATTGTTTCCATTTTGTCTTACCTTATCTTTTAGTTCTTCAATATCTTTCAATGCTTTATCTAATTGTGCTTCTATGTGATCTAACATAACTTGAGTGTGAATATTTTTATCTAAAAGTTCTTGGTGTTTTTCTACTGTTTCGTATAAATCTTCAAGAAGTAAGTATTGTTCTTTATCAGTTGTTGTTTGTTCTGATTTTTTAAGTAAGTCAGAGTTCATTAATTCTCTTGATGTCTCTAATGAAGTAAGTCTAGCTGTAACTTCTGTATAAGCAAAGATTCCCATAGCAACAGCTACGATAATACCAACCATGTTCTTAATTGGCATAGCTACAGATGTGTTCTCAGATATTTTCATAATGGTTTCATACAAAGAGCTAAAAATACAAATCCTAAAATTAATAATCCTGTAAAATAATAATTCATAATCCTACCCATATTATTTAGCAACCTTGCCTTTGTTAATGCCTTTTTTTATTACATATTGCTGAGTACCATTAGCACCATGTTCTACTTCTTTTTTCATATGTTTAAATATATTCATCTCTTTTAACTTCTTCTCAGTTTGCTTTTTAAAAGATTCTAAAACTTTAGTATCTCTCATTTTTTCTTTTTTTTTCTTAATGCTTTTGCAAGACCATCACATAC